GTCAATTTCCCCCGTGTCCTAACGACAGAGGGGGTGAACGGGGGGAGAGGGATGGTCACCTTCCCGCCCTCCCTTTTTGTGCTATTCTTTGCTCAATGCTGGCATGGCTCAACGGTAGAGCAACCGCCTTGTAAGCGGTAGGTTGATGGTTCGATTCCTTCTGTCAGCACCAGTTCACAAGATAGGAGAACCTATGTCAAAGAAAGCCCGCCATATCCTGAAATACCTGAACGACCCGAACACATGGGATCGGAATGCCTTTGAAACTGCCGTGCGTGCAGAGGTCGAGGCAAGCACAGGTGCGCTCACGGCGTCCGATGAGATGCTGATTGGGATGCTGACTTTGACGGTTGATTCTTTGCTGACGGCAGAAATCAACATTCGTGAGATGGGACATACCGCGAACTACAACAGCGGTGAAGCCACTGGCCCTTGGTACAAGATTCGGACGGAGATGATCGACAAGGCCACCAAGATTCTTGGTGAACTTGGCCTGGTTGCTCGTGGGCGTCCGAAACTGAAAGCAAAGGCAAGTGAGATTGATGAGCTATTCGCCAACGCTTAACAAGGCGTTTGAGTACGCCATTGGGGTTGTACGTGGCGACATTCTTGCATGTGAGGATGTTCGCCTAGCGTGCCAGCGGTTTCTGGACATGGTGGAGCGTAAAGACGCGCCCTACGAATTTGTCCCGGCCAAGGTTGAGCATGTCCTGAAGTTCGTCAGTTTCTGTCGGCATGTCAAAGGGCCGGACGCTGGCAAGCGGATTGAACTGCAAGCCTTCCAAATCTTGTTTTTGGCTGGCATCTATGGGTTCCGTGACAAACGTGACCCAAGCATTCGTTGGACAACCGATGTCATCCTGTTTGTGCCCCGCAAGTCGGGCAAGACCACCATTGCGTCCATCATTTCCCTGTACGAGTTGCAGTTTGGCGATGCTGGCGCGGAAGTATTCACCCTGGCGACAAACCGTGAGCAGGCGTCAATTTGCTTTGATTCGTCCAAGGCCATCGTTGAGGGCATGGTTCCTGAATTGCAAGCCAAGTTCCTTGTTTACCGCAGTGAACTGAAGAAAGCTGGCGACAGCACATCCACATACCGGGCGCTGTCGCGGGAAAACCGCAAGACTGGTGACGGCAAGAACCCGTCCTGTGCGATGGTGGATGAAGCCGCCCAGGTGACAGAGCGCACCAACATCGAGGTGTTGCACTCAGGTATGGGTGCCCGCAAGAACCCGTTGCGAATGTACCTGACCACTGCCAGCTTTACAAAGGAAACCAAGTTCTATGAGGACTTATCGCACTTCCGTTCATTACTACGGGGCGCGGCTGCTGACAATTTCCGCTGGTTTGGTCTTTTATATAGCGTTGATCCCGGTGACCATTGGGCTGATCCTGCTGTTTGGGGAAAAGCTAATCCTATGTTGGGCATCTCTGTTACGACAGAGCATATTCAACATATGGCCGAGGAAGCGTCAGCCAAACCGGCGAGTTTGAATGAATTCTTGTGCAAGCAACTGAACATCTATGTCAGCGCCAATTCAGCTTGGATTGACCGCCGATATTGGGATGAGTCCATCAGGCAAAAGCCCGATCAAAAGCCTGAAAGCACGTTCCTTGCATTTGACTTGGCACATACCCGAGACTTGAATGCGGTGTGTACCTTGCATCGCTATACCGAAGAAGATTTCCAAGCGGTGTTCAAGTTCTTCCTGCCAGAAGAATCAATGGACTTGATCCCGAACCACTACAAGCCAATCTTTGCCGAAGCGGTGCGTTCTGGCATTTTGCACCTGACGCCTGGTAATGTGACCGACCTTAACCAGATTGAGTCGTACATCAAGCAGCAATGCACTGAACACGAGGTCAAGGCGGTCAACTATGACCCGTACAACGCTGCTGCATTGGTGGCAAACCTGTATGCTGAAGGCTTGCCGGTGGTGAAGGTGGGGCAGGGGATGGCGGTGCTGTCAAACCCGTCCAAGGCCACCGAGCAGTTGATTATGAAGAAAGCCATTCACCACGATGGCAATCCTTTTGTTGGTTGGCAACTGGGCAACTGCGAGGTTTACACCGATGTCAATGGAAACGTCAAGGTCAGGAAGAATGAGGCAGACCCATCAGCCAAGGTGGACGGCATCATTGCCCTAATCATGGCAATTCATGGTCATTTGGACAATGTGTTCGTGTCGGAATCGTTTGGTTTTCGTTCAATTGAGTGGTAATATGTGAAGAATAGGAGCGAAATCATGGCGATTTTGGACATTTTCAAGCGTAAATCGGTGGCTCAGAATGAGTCGAACAGCATGTTCGGCCAGACTGCTTTGGGCAACAACATTGTTTACCAAGGCACAAATCAGCAGCCCAACGTCAATACGCAGATTCTGTACGTCACAACCGCCAGTTCAACCAATGCTGGTCGGCCTGTGGACATGTCCATGCTGGCACGCAACAGCACGGTTATGTCGTGCGTTGCTGTCAAAGCCCGTGCCCTCGCTCAATTGCCCATCAAGGTCTTTTACGAAGATGAGGACGGCAAAAAGATTGATGCGGTCAAAGACAAGTCGGTTGGTGCCCGCGACAAGGCCAAGGCCAAGCAGGTTGCCCGTCTGCTGAACAACCCCAACAATTTCCAGTCCAAGTACGAGTTCTGGTATCAGTGGTTGATGTGGTACGAACTGGCAGGTGAGTCCTTTGCCCTTTGGTGGAGGAAGGATCAAAAGTCCACGACAGAAACGCCGCTGGAAATGTACATTCTGGACTCGACGCTGATTGCTGTGACGATCACGCCGACCCGGTATCCGTCCTACCGCCTGTCAACCCCGTCCTATGGCTTCAACCGTGACGAGCCTCTTGCCGCCCATCAGGTGATGCACTGCAAAGAGATGGCCTGGCAGGGTTCTGCTGGCTTCAACAAAGGCGTGCTGATGGCCGAACTGGTTGGTCTTGACCAAGACATTGACCTGTACGCCAACTACGTCATGCAGAACGGCGCGAAGCCTTCTGGCGTGTTCATGACTGAGCAAGTCATCCCTGACAGCAAATACAAAGAGATTGCTGCCCGACTCAAAGAGGCTTGGAGCAACATGGTTGGTTCCAAGCAATCCGACCCGTCCAAACCGGGCCAAGGGATGCTGCTTGACCAGGGTATGAAGTACACGCCGCTGGAAATGCTGAAGTTGCAGGACAACGACACGCGAGAACTCAAGCTGCAAACCATGCGCCGCATTTGTGGCCTGTTTGGTGTGCCGCCGCAGATGATTGGCATTCATGACGGCAAGTTCAACAACACGCAAACCGCGATGGATGAGTTTTACAAGTCGGCAATTTACCCGACTATTGTGAACGTCCAAGAAAAGCTGAACAGCCATCTTTTTGTCGGGTTCCCTAGCCTGTCCATTGAGTTTGACACCAAGGATTTCCTCAAGGGTGCGCCGCTGGATCAAATGAATTTTGCGACTGCTGGCGTCAAAGGTGGTATTCTCACTCCCAACGAAGCCCGTGCGTATATGGGGCTTGACCCCATGGAAGGCGGCGATGAATTGCGCGATGACGGTCAAGACGCCGAGCCGATTCCCGGCACTTCTCCGCAGGACACTGGTGGCGGTGGTGGAAATCAGACCCGCAAGATGAACATGGGCACCACTTGAAAAATTATGCGTACCGATTCAAAATATCTGGTAGCATTAGCCAAACAGGTTTTACAACCTGATTACGTAAAACACGTACAAAGACAGAATAGCCATAAAATACAAGACAACGATTTGTCAATTGCAATTGGGGCAATCAATGAAGCAAGTTCAACTGATCTGCGAAGCCAAACTCAACCTGTCCGAAAAGGCCGCAAACGGCGAACCGACAGGCAAGATTGAGGCCCGCATCACCACTTGGGGGGCGCGTGAAGGCGCAGATGGCCGCAAGTTCTTCTACAAGCCTGAAGGTTTCATGGAGTGGGCCAAGGAGTTTGCCGCATCTGGCCGACCCCTGCCGATGTTCCTGAATCACAACGCTGACACGATGCCTGTTGGCGAGTGGTACGAAGTTGAGATGGACGATGAAGGCATGAATGCCAAGGGCCGTTTGTTCCTCAACACCACTGCTGGTTCTGACCTCTATCAAGTCATGTGCGAGTCGCCCAACATGTTTGGCGGCGTGAGCGTTGGCGCTTATGCTGACGAATATCAGTGGGTCAAGGAAGATGGCGAAGTTTTCCCGGCTGGCTCTGCTGATGTTTGGGATGAAGGCTATTTCCAAATCACCAAAGGTGGCCTGCGGGAAACCAGCGTGGTGATGTACCCCAACAACCCCAAGGCGCAAGTCAAAAAGCTGGAGTATTTCCGGCAAGACGGCAGCGCCGACCTCAAAGTTTTGGAAGAAGCACTGCGGGATGCAGGGCTGTCCAAGTCGGAAGCGGTTGCCGCCGCATCCGTGTTCAAGCAGGTGCTGGAACAGCGTGATGCTGTTGAAGTGCCTGTTGAAACTGCGCCGAACCAGAGTGATTCTGATGCGGAGGCAACCGAAGCGGAAATTCTCGCGGCCATTGAGCAGCGTGAACTCCTTAAACTCCTTGAAAACCGATTGAAAGGTTAATCATGTCGCAAGTCATTATTGAAAAACTCGACGCCATCGAAGCCAAGCAGGCCGAGGCTGTCGCGGCTGTTGAAGCCAAAATCCCCGCCGCTATCGAAGCCGTGAAGGCTGAGTTTGTGGAAAAGGTTGCTGCTCTGGAAGCCAAAGTGGCCTCGGTGCAAGCCCCCGCCATCCACAAAGAGAAAGCCAAGTCGGTTCGCCAAGACGTTAACCGCAACGTTCGTGAGCAACTGAAGGGCATCGCCTCGGGCAAGTCCTCGTTTGAAAAAGAACTGAAGATTTTTGCTGACGAAGCCCAGATGCAAGACTACCTGAAGGAAGCCTCGGCCCTGACGGCTGGTGGTGACGGCAAGGGCGGTCGTACTGCTTACGATCCGGTGTTTGTTGCTCTGCGTCTGTACAACCCGCTGCGCGGCGTTGCCCGCACTGTGGCTACGGATGGTTCGTCGTATCAGTTCCGTGTCAAGACTGGTGACGCTGGTGCTCAGTGGGGCTACAGCATCCAGAACAACGGTTCGGCCACGACTGAAAACACGAGCATTTGGCAAATCGTGCTGAAGGACATCAACGTTCAGTTCCCGATCCGCACTGCGGCCCTGGATGACATTGACGGCCTGGAAGCCAACGTGGTTGATGACATGCTGGCCGAATTCGCCCAGAAGGAAGCCCTGTCGATGATCCAGAACAACGACCAGACTGGCACGGGTTCGGACACGGCTACTGGTGGTGCTGATGGCCTGCGCGGCCTGGATCAGTACGGCGGCGCCAACGCCACCTACACTGGCGGCAAGGTCAGCACGGCTGCTTTCGGCTCGTCGGGCACTGGTTCTTCCAGCGGTCTGCACAGCCTGGCTACCTATGACCAGTTGACCACCAACGCCAACACTGTCGGTGCCGCCAACGTCACCTACAAGGACTTGGTGAACTTCATCTACAGCCTGCCGCAGCAGTATTGGACTGATTCGGCTGTGCTGATGGTGAACAACGTGTTCATGGCTCAAATCCGTGGTCTGACCGACAACAACGGCACCCCGGTGTTTGAGCGTATGAACCCGCTGCAAACTAACGGTATCGTGGGCACTGTGCTGGGCTTCCCGGTGGTGGTTAACAGCTACCTCGACACCCCCAGCCAGACCACCACTGGTTCCGCTGGCACCAACAGCCTGTACCCGGCGTACTTTGGCGACTTCTCGCGGTTCTACACGATCATTGATCGCCTGAACATGCTGGTTCGTCGCTACGACCAGACCGCCCCTGGCTTCATCACCTTCTACGGTGAAAAGCGTCTGGGCACCTCGGTGCGCGATCCGTTCGCAGGCGTCCGTTATCGCTCGACTGGCACCGCCACCTGAGCGTAAAGAAGGGGGAGGGGGAAACCTCTCCCCTTTTTTGGATTCACTGTTTTAGGAACCGCCATGACCATTACCGAAAAAATCCTTGCTGGCATCAAAGAAGCCTATGAACAGGGCAGCAAAGTCACCATCGACCTGAAGGAAGCATCTGCCATCACTGGCTCCGGCTCTGGTGTGGGTGGTCGCGTTCTGTTTGATGATGCGTTCGCCACACTGCGTTACGCCAACCCTTTCCGTCAAGCCGCACGAATCATCCCCGTTGCTGGCAGTGACGCGCAGTTCGTTGCCAAGACTGGTAACGCAACCTACCAAACAAATCCTTGGGGCTATCCGGTGCAAAACAACACCGGCACCCCGAACACCGACACAAGCATTTGGCAATTGCCTGTGCGTGCAATTACGGCTCAGTTGCCCATTCGCACTGCTGTGATGTCGGATGTGAACGGCCTGCAAGCCGCGATTGTTGATGACCTAGCGCTGGAATTCGGCCAACAGGAAGCTGCCTCGATGGCAATCAACAATGACCAGTCTGGCTCGACCACAACGGCCACTGGCGCGACTTCTGGCTTGCGTGGCCTTGCCATGTACGCCAGCGCCTCTACGGCGGCTTATGGCACCTCTGGCACAGCCATCACAAGCGGTATTCATACACTGGCAACTGTGGCCCAGGCTGGCGGCACAATCGCGTACAACGACATCGTGAACGTGGTCAATGCTTTCCCCAGCCAATACTGGAGCCTGCCGGGTAATGCTTGGCATGTGTCGCCTGCAATGATCCAATCGTTGCGCCAACTGAAGGACACGCAAGGTCTGCCGCTGTTCCTCGAGGTGGGTGACGAAGATGGCGGCGCTGTGGCTCGTATGTTTGGCTTCCCTGTGGTGCCGAACCCCTACCTGTCCTCGTCTTTCCCGATTTACCTTGCCAACTGGCCGCGATTCCTGACAATCGGTGACAATGAAGAAATGAGCATCCAAGTCTTTGAACAGACTGCTCCTGGCTTCTTGACCATCTATGCGGAAAAGCGTGTGGTTAGCACTGTGCGCGACCCGTTTGCTGGTGCCCGTCTGTCTGCGTAAGGGGTAGGTAATGTCATCTACAGATTTGATTGCTGGCTTCCCGTTTGGGGCGCAAACGCGCAATCCATTCAATTACGTCAAGGTTGAGGAAATCGACCGTGATGTGGTCACGCCTTGGCTGACGTTGAATGAGATTACCCAGCACATCAACTTGTATGAGGACGAGAGCCAAGATGAATATCTCAAGAGCCTTGAACTTGCCGTCCGCATGGCAATCGAGGACTACATTGGGATGTCCATCTTCCCCATCACATACCGAGTTTGGTATGGTGCGGAAAGCCTCGTGGCAAGCCCTGTCAGCCTTGACTTGCCCGAGGTCAGCCAGAATCAATACCCCAACCAATCTGGCGTCACCATCAATTCGGTGAAGTTTTGGAGCAACGCATCGCCCCCGGTGCTGACCACAATTTCCTCGACGCAGTATTACTACGATGCGTCTGGCAACAAGGTTGTGGTCAACAGCATCCCGACTGACATCAATAGCGCGATGACGGCTCCGATTGTGGTGGAATATTCCACTGCGCCCAATCCTTTGCAGACGTATCCGGTCATCAAGCAAGCGGCCCTGCTCCTGTACACTCATCTGTACAACAACCGGGCCAATGCGACCGAAACGAAACTCAAGGATATTCCGTTCGGTGTGACCACATTGCTCCGCAAATACAAACCGCTGGTGATGTAATGGCAATTACCCGCTACGAGAACATTACCGTCAACAACCTGACTTTCTCCAAGTCAAGTTTTGGCGAAGGTGAAACCACTGAAACCAAGTGGTTTGGCACTCGTGCGTTGGTGGGTGACGTTGCAAACAATGTGAAGATCGCGGACAAATATCGTCTGTATCAAGACTTGGTGAATTTCACCTTGAACTACACGCCGAACATGAAGCAGATTGTTGACCACCAGCAATGGTATTCAATCACCTGGCGTAATGCATCTTGGCGAATCACGGATGTGCGCGAGTCCAATGACCGGATGCGCGTGACATTCATGTGTTACCGTTCTGACCCTGTTACGGCGGTTTAAATGGCACAGCAAAATGACGTTTTACAGTATGGCAAGGCGATTCAGTATCAACTGAGCCAAATTGTTAATCCTGTGCCTGTTTACGCCTCGTTCAACCGCAACTTTGCCAATGAGCCGAAGTTTGTGGTGTGGCAGTTGCGGAACGTCCACCAGCCGGTTTACACGGGCACAAACAAAACCGTAAAAGGTATTGACCGACCTGTTTGCCAGATTTCTATCTTTACGCAAAAGATTGAAGATGGTTTCACAATCGCCAATACAATTTTGGATCAGCTACACGGTTACAGCGGGCAATTTGGTTCCTTGGCTGATGGGTTTTATCTCACAAAAGCTGATGTGATGTGGCTTTACAATAGCTACAACAACGAAGAAAATATGGCGCAAATCTATTTGGATTGCACCTTGGACATTTCAGCGTAAAGACAAGACATTTGTTCAACTTCTTGAAGGAAATGCAAAATGGCTCTCCCTAACAAAGTCTTGCCTGGTTTCAGTGCTGCACTCTACTGCCAACCTGGCGCTACCCCGACCCCTTTGACAACTGCTCAACTGGCCTTGGTTGCCAGCGTGTCGCCCATTGCCGTGTCGGCCAACCAACTGCCTGTTGAGGCGATTCCTGCGTTTGGCATGGACGATGCGATGGCCAACTATGCCGTGGCTGGTTCGCGTCAATCGGACAAGATTCCTACGCAATCGGCTCCTACCAGCCTGACAATCACGGCTGCTTGGAATCCCAGCGATACCAATCTGCTGCTGGTGCGTGCTGATGCCTACAATGGCACTGTGGATCGCACCTATGTGATTTCGGCCACCGATGGCACGAACATTGTTTACTACGCCTTCAATGGCCGTGTGGGCAACTTCCAGATTGACTCGCAACCTGGTGCTGAAGCCAAGGCGGTGTTTACCATTCACCCCCGTGGCAATCAGTACGGTTGGTCGAACAACGCTTAAGGAGCAATCATGTCGATCCCGAGCAAAGTCCTTCCTGGTTTTTCCGCAAGCATGTGGATGCAGTCTGCTGCTACGCCGAGCGCATTCACGACAGCAAACCTGTCGGTGTGGGCATCGCAAGTGCAGACCATTGTTGGCACCGCCGCCAACGGCACAGGCACTGCTGGCGTGCAAATCCCTGCTGAAGCCATCCCGGCTTTCGGTATGGATGACGCAATGGCGAACTATGCTGTTGCCGGTTCGCGCCAGTCGGACAAAATCCCGACTCAATCTGCGCCGACCAGCCTGACCATCACCGCCGCCTGGAACCCCAGCGATGCCGCGCTGCTGCAAATCCGCGCTGACGCCTACAACGGCACGGTTGACCGCACGTTCGTGGTTGCCGCTGTTGATGGCACCAACACGGTTGCGTATGCGTTCAACGGTCGCGTTGGCAACTTCCAAATTGATGCCCAGCCCGGTGCGGAAGCCAAAGCTGTGTTTACAATCCATCCCCGAGGCAACCAGTACGGCTGGTCGAACAACTAATGAAAGCCAAGGACGCTATCAAGTTGATCGTGGAGACTATGGGCGACATTGAAGTTGTTGCCCGCAGTCTCCCCGTGGATGCTGCTGAACTTGCGGCGTTTAAGGCTACGCCTGACACCGCTGAGTATGTTGCCTTGCAACTCTTGCGAAAGTACAACCCGGCACCTCTAACAGAGGAATGAAATGACAGTAACAGTAAAAGACAGCACAGACCTTCTTGCATTTCTGGTGGGCCAGGCCGATTCTTCAAAGAATTGGTTTGGCTTCACACAGCAACGCATCACAGCGATTGTTTTGGCTCATGACATCGCCCGCAGCCATGCGGATAAAATGACGCCTGAGCAAGTGGTGGAATACGCCATTGAACTCAATCAGACAATTTACAACAGGATCATCAAGAAATGACAAGATTTGGCTCTGCCTTTGGCGAGGCATATGTAAAAGCCGCCGAAACTATCCGCACCAAGACGTTTGAGCTTGGTGGCTTCACTTTCAAGGTCAGGATTCCTTTGCAAAAGGAATTGGATGAGATTGAGGCGCGTATTGCCAACATCGACCAAGACGAAGCGCAACGCCGCTTTGAGAAGATGACGGCTCCCTTCAAGGACATGCAAAACTCCGATGCGTTGACCATCACGGAGGATGATGTCATTTTTGATGGGCGCTCCACTCGGGATTTGGTCAAGACCGTCCTGACGATGGAACAACGAATTGTTGAATACATCAAGCTGCTCGTCCCCGTGAATGGGGATTGGGAAGGCTTGACGTATGAAGAAGTTGAAGCTGAGTGGCCGATGCCTGTGCAATTGGAAATGATTTCCAAGATCACAGAGGCCATCCAGCCCGGGTACAAGGAAAGCCGAAAAAACTAATTCAGGACATTCGCCAGCAGGCTCGGGCGTACATTTACGCTCATGGCGGGTGTCCTGATGATGTCCCGGCTGATGACATGCGAAACATTGAGATCATGCTGTCTGACGGCATGATTGGGCCAAAGGCAATCCTCTTGGCTTTGAGTTCCTTGACCACAGGGAACCTGAACAGCAAAATACAAAAGTCGGCACGGCCCTTCACAATGAAGGATGTCTTGCCGTCAACGCATGAATACATCTCGCCGCCGCCTACTGAGGAACAGTTGCGACAACAAGTGAATGACAGCCTTTTGTCTTTCATGATGTTGGCCCCAGGATCGGAGGCTTTCTTGAAAGCATGAAATGGTCATCATTGAGGTCAAGGGGTTGGAGGAACTTGAAGCAAAGTTGCTTGAGTTGGCCGACCTGTCTGACCCCAAGAAGGCCACAAATGCTGTTCTTGTAAAGGCGGCAAAGAACGCAATGGAGCCTGTGTTGCAGCAGGTCATTGCTACGGCTCCGGTGGGCGATAAACCCCGCGATGCCAGAAACCCGTTTCACATGCGGGACACTGCAAAACTTGTTGCCAGACGGCCCACCTCTGGCGACTACAAATCCACCTTTGTTAGCCAAACGGACGTTGCCATTGCGGTTGTGTCCGTGAAGAAATCTGCTGTGTCATTGGCGCAGGAGTTTGGCACATCCAAGATTGCTGGCAAGCCATTTTTGCGCCGCGCATTGGAGCAAAACAAGGATCAGGTCATCAGCCTATTTAAGACTGATTTTGAAGATTATCTGCGAGAATTCTGGGGCAAAGTCTCGCGCAGGAGAAAGTAAATGGCAAGCCAAAACGCAGCCCGATTGGGCATTGTTCTCGCGGTTGATAGTGCGGAACTGAAAACCAAAATTTCGGAAGCAGAAGCCGCATTTGATGGCTTGGCTAAGTCTGCTCAATCGGCCACAAAACGAGCCGCCAAAGACCTGCAAGACTTGGTTTATCAGACGGCTGATTACGGCAAGACGCTGACCAAGGTTGAGTTGATTGAGCGCCAGATTGCTGCTGGTCGCTACAAGAATGCCGACAAGAGCATGATTGATGCTCTGCGTCTGCAAGCCAAGGCATATGACGATGTTGCCAAGGCGCAAAAGAACGTCACCGATGGCATGACGCAACAACAGAAGATGGCGCTGACCTATCAGACCACCGACCTGTTTACGCAGATTGCCTCCGGCCAAAACCCCATGATTGCGCTGATTCAGCAGGGCGGTCAGTTGAAAGATTCAATGGGTGGCCTGGGCAACATGTTCAGGATGCTGGGCACGTTTGTGACGCCTGCCAATGTGGCTATGGGCGCATTTGCTGCAACGCTAGGCGCGGTGGCTATTGCCGCATATCAAGCAGACAAAGAACTGGACAAATTCAAAGACACAATGGCTTTGACCGGCAACTACACAAAGTTGTCGTATGACCAATTCAATGATTTGGCTACGGTTCTTGGCGACCGTATGAGTGTTGGCACGGGCAAAGCTAAAGATGCCATCATGGCGTTGGTTGCCACAGGGCAATACACTGACAAAACCATTAGTGCTGTTTCGCAAGCCGTCTTGAACTATTCTAAGATTGCTGGCGTTGATGCTGCCACAGCCGCGCAGAAATTGGCTGGTGGTTTGAATGGCACAGCATCTGGGGCTGCATCGCTCAACAAGGAAATGAATTTCCTTACGCTTGAGCAATACAAGCAAATTGCGGCTCTTGAGCGTGCTGGCAAAACGCAAGATGCTATTCAGATTGCCACTGTTGCACTCAATACCAAATTGCAACAGCAAGCGCGTGACCTTGGTGTGCTTGAAGGTGCTTGGAATAAAGTCACCAAGGCAATGTCGGATTATTGGGACAAGTTCAAGAGTCTCATTGCAGGCCCATCTCAAAGCGAAACTCTTGCGTCCCTAGACAAGCAAATTGCCGACATTGAAGAAAAGCTCAAAGGCAGTGCTGCTGACGAGGATACTGCTTTTGCGCGTGGCTGGCGCAAAATCTTGCAGACCCTTAAAGACTCCAAAGAAAACATTTTGGAGATTCAGCGGTTGCAAAATCGTTCGGCTACTGCAAAAAGTGTTGCCGGTCAAAAAGAAGCCATCAACAACTTTATTGCTGCTGGTGATCTTGCCAAAGGCGTGCAGCTACAAAACGAGTACAACAAACTGGTTGCCGCCAACAAAATTGAAACCGCCAAACAGGGCGCAAGTGAAATTCAAGCAATTGAACTTGATGCAGAAAAGCGCAAAGCTGATGTGTTGCGGGACATGGCCCAAAAGAATGAGGCCGAGCGCGGTGTGTTTGCAGCGCAAAACAAGAAGATTGCCGACCAACAAATCATTGCGATTGAGATTGATACGCAAAACAAATTGCGTGCGATCCGTGATCGAAATCGTATTGCTGAATACAACGAACACATCCGAACGCAAGAAGAAATTTCCAATGCTGAAGTTGCGGAAGATAACCGACGAGCAGCAATTCGCACTGCGGCACAAAACGAAACCAAATCTCTTGAAAATGCAAAAGAGATGGTTGAGTTGCAAAACCGCCTGATTTACATGACGGAAAAAGAGCAAAAACTTGCGGAAGTGTCTTTGAAGTACGAACAAAAACGCCGAGAAATTGTTGGTCAAGCTGACGAAGAATTCTTAAAAACACAACTGGACAAACAGCAGGCTATTGAGAACTTCAACATTGAATTGCAAGACAAAACATTGAAGTCGCAGCAAGTGTTCAACAATGTGTATTCTGCGATGGGCAACGCCATTGACAACTTTGTGAAGGGTGGCAAAACCAAGTTCAAAGATTTTGCACAAAGCATTATTCGTGACATGATTGCTATGCAAATGAAGGCCCAAGCGTTGCAGATCATGCGCTACGCCTTCAACTTTTTTACTGGGCCAAGTATGGGGCCATCGCCTAGTGGTGGCGGCGCACTTGATGCCTCGTTCAACCAATATCTTGCGCCAAGGGCAAACGGTGGCCCGGTCTATGACGGCACGCCTTACATGGTTGGTGAACGTGGCCCCGAGTTGTTTGTTCCTAACGGAAGCGGAACCATCATTCCCAACAATGCGCTGGAAAATGTTGGTAGCAGCACTGTGAACAACTATTTCAACATCAGCGCGATTGATTCCAAGTCGTTTGAAGAACGCCTGATGAGTAGCCCGAACGCTGTGTGGGCGGCTAACAAGTATGGCGAGAAAATCCTTGCCACCACCTACGGGAGAACGTGATGTCTTTTCAAACCATCTTCAACATCCAACAGTCAATGATGGTTAACAACCGCAGGGTTGTTGGTCAGCAAGTGAGCCGTTCTGGTTTTGTCCGTGTGGCGCAATACCTCACAGCAGTGCCGTGGGTGTTCAGCGTCACGCCTCATGCATACCTGCCCTACCAAACCAGCCGCGACATCATCCAAACAATTGACAACCTTGACCGGCAAAACCCCGAAGTCATCAATTTCAACAACAGCAATTTGTCTTGGTTCATTGCTTACCAAGGTGGTGCTACATCTACGCCGACCGGCATCACGTTGGCGGCGCAGCCTGCTGCCAACTCGCAAACGTTGTCGTTGACCGGCATTCCCACAGCTACTGGCGACATTTTCAAGGCTGGTGATTTCATCTGCATCAACGGCTACACCTACAAAATCACGGCAAACGTTGCCTACACAGGCGCAACAGCTACGGTGTCTATCCATCGTCCCATCATTGGCACGCCGATTGCAGGAACTGCGGTTGCTTGCGGTGTGAATTGCACATTCAATGTGTTGGCAGAAGCCTGCCCAACATATACACTTGTGCCTGCACCTGGGGGCGCGTTTGTTCAGTGGGACGGCCCGTTTGTGTTTCGAGAGGACATCACATGAGTACGACAATGGCTGCATTGAGCAGCAATTCAATCAACCACGCTGAATTTGTCCGGTTGACCACATCAACTGCGACATACACGTTTTGCAACGCTGCAAGCCCTATTACGGTCAATGGTGTTGATTACACCAATCTTGGTAGTCTGCTCAACATTTCCGAGGTTAAGCGCGACCTCAAAGCCACTAGCACTGACCTGTCTGTGTCATTGACTGGTGTTGATGGTGCAAGCATTTCTTTGGTTCTTGCCGCCAACATCAAAGGATCGCGTATTGAAATTTGGCGTGGTTTTCTGGATAGCAACAACCAGATCATCACAACGCCAACCCAACAGTTTTTTAAACGATATACTGGGATTGTCTCCAACTATTCCATCAGTGAAGATTGGAATGAGCAGGCAAGAATTCGCGTGGCTACAGTTGGATTGTCTTGTGCTTCATTCCGCACAATTCTTGAGAACCGAACTGGTGGCGTGCGAACAACTCCGAAAATTTGGCAGGTCTATTACCCTGGTGATTTGAGTATGTCTCGCGTGCCGGTGATTGCCAATTCATATTTTGATTTTGGTGCCCCGCCGCCCCAAGGGAGCCAGGCAGTGACTGATGCTCCTTCAGATGTTTCGGCAGGAGCAAACGATTGATTCGCCTCGCAACAAGATACGACATTCCAAGATTGCTTGAGATTGTTCAAGCGTATGCGTTTGAAAATCCAATCAAGACGTTGGGCCAAGAAACAAATCACTTCCCTCGATTTGTGGAAGAACTTTTGTTTGGCATCATTGCTGGCCGTGGCTTTATCCTGATTGACAAGCACATGCATGGCGCATTGATTGCCATCAGACAAGGCAACATTTGGTCGCCCAAGGTTCAGGAGTTGCATGAACTTCTTTGGTGGGTTGAGCCAGAATATAGAAATGGCACAATTGGTGGGCGGTTGTGGAAAGAATTTGACAGGATTGGCAGTGAGATGCTGGCTCGTGGTGACATCCAAATGATTGCCACCTCCACATCGTCCACTGGCCCATTGATTGACTACCGGAAGCGCGGCTACAAGCCTGTGTCGGTGACGTTTGTAAAGGAATAAAAATGGTCGGAACAATGATCGCGTCAGCGATGGCTCTTGAAGGATTCGCATATTACGCGACAGCATTCGCCATCAACTATGCTGTTTCGTCAATTGTTTTTGAATCTTTTGCGCCAAGTCAATCGCAAAAAACTGACAACGGTGTTCGCCAACAAGTCCCGCCATCGTCAACCAACAGCATTCCTATTGTGTATGGCACTGCGTACACAGGAGGTCAGTTTGTTGATGCCGTCATGACTACAGATAATCAGACTCTGTACTATGTCATGACTATTTCTCACATTAGCCCCAACGGTCAATTTACGTTTGACACAAATGACATGTATTGGGGTGATCGCAAAATTACATTTGACGGAACAGACCAAACTCGTGTTGTTAGTTTGACAGACGGCTCTGGCAACGTTGACACAAAAATTGATGGCAACTTGTTCATGTATTTTTACACTTCCGACCAAGCGGGAGTGATTGCCAGTGCAAACGGCGCTGCATTGCCTAGCAGTGTTATGGGCGGCGTGGATATTGATGAAAGTTTGCGTTGGCCTGCTAGTGGCCGACAAATGAATGGCCTTGCGTTTGCTATTATCAAATTGATTTACAGCCGTGAGGATAACGTTACTGGCATTCAAAACATTACGTACAAGGTCAAACATGCGCTCAACGGTCAAACTGTGGCGTTGCCTGGGGATGTTTGGTATGACTACCTGACCAATCAAGTTTATGGTTGCGCGATGGACACATCGTTGGTTGATTCAGCATCTGCAACTGCGCTGAACACATACTCCAACGAAAACATTTCCTACCAATTCAACGGCACCACATACACCCAGCCACGTTACCGTATCAATGGCGTGATTGATCCAGGCGAAACTTGCCTGAAAAACATCAACGAAATCATGACGGCGTGCGATTCATGGAATCAATACGATGAAGTTAATGGACGATGGAGCGTAATTCCAAATAAGCCTGAAACAATTGCTTATGCATTCACTGATGATGTCATTGTTGGGGATATTCGTGTCAGTGCCTTTGACATCACAAGCAGCATCAATCAAATTGAAGCTGAGTTCCCGGATGGAAGCAACCGAGACAAATCCAACTATGTCTATGCAGAAACACCATCTGAATTGTTGTACGCAAACGAGCCGTTAAACAAATCGTCCCTAAACTTTTTGTTGGTCAATGACAGTGTGCAGGCGCAATATCTTGCCAATCGTTTGCTGGAGCAAAACCGCGAGGATTTGATTGTTAGTTTCAAGTCTGCCTACCCTGGCATTCAAGTTGAAGCTGGCGATGTGGTGTCCGTGACCAACTCCAACTATGGCTGGGATGCAAAGCCATTCCGTGTCATGCGTGTCACTGAGTTCTGTATGCCTGATGGCACTCTTGGCGCGTCCTTTGAGTTGAACGAATACAACTCCCAGGTCTATGACGATCAAGACATTACCAAGTACACGGCGGCAGGCAATAGCAATCTGCCCGATCCGAGCTATTTTGGCCCGGTTCCTGCCCCTGTGGTGATTGCTCAGTATCCCAGCATCCCGACACCGACAATCACGATCCAGCCTTACATGGGTGCGGCCAACTTTGTGTTGTATGCCGAGGTGTGGTATTCGGCCTTTAGCAGCCCCACAGCAAGTCAGTTGTACTTTGGAGGGGTGACGGCTACGCCTAGCAACGGAACGCCCTACACAATCGGCCAGACGCTGCCTACCGTGACTTTTTCGCCGCCGCCTGGTAGCTGGTATTTCTTCACCAAGTTGGTTAATGGGTTGGCAAGCAGTCAGTTCTCTGCGCCATCCACTGTTTTGAATTGGAGTCCCACCACAATCCAATTCCAGAATCGGTATTTGTCGGTCGCATATGCAACCAGTTCTTCTGGCGCTGGTTTCAGCCTCACATCTTCTGGCAAAACCTACTATGGTTTGAGCAATACACCATCTGCCAACCCTGTCACTGATCCATCGTTGTACACATGGTTCCCGGCTGGCTTGACGTTTGGCTCGTCGGACTTTGTATTGTTCTGCAATCGAACAAGCCGACGATTCAGTTTTGATGTTGGTGGTGCCGCATATGCTGGGGTGAGTGCCACATTTGTTCCGACAGATACGGCCAAGTTTGACACGTCAATTTGGTCGGCATTGGAGACAGGCACCAACATCATTGACCTTGACCAACGGACAGGTCAGTTGACCAAGATTGGCACGACATCTGTCAGCAGTGCTGATGGCTTGTTAAGTGTGACCAACAACACAAACGGCTCCATGGTTGTGTCGTTGGAAAAGTTCCTCAATTTTGGCGCTGGTGTTTACAGCAAGACGGTTAACGTATCAACGCTGACAATTGACGTTTATGGTCGCGTGGTTGGCTACACGCAGCCAGATGGTTTCTATTTCACCGAATCGGTGTTCTCTGCCACCGCAGGTCAAACTTCTTTTTCGGTAACTCACACTGTCGGCAATGTGCTGGTGTTCCGCGATGGCGTGTTGCTGTCCACTGGCGACTATACAGAAACAGCATCAACGGTTGTCATGAACAATGCATGTGCTGCTGGCGAGATTGTTGTTGTGTTGAATTTCCGCGCAGTCAGCACAGATGCGTACTACGAGAACTTGCGCTCGGAAGTGGTGACGGTTGGTTCCAGTTCTGTTGTGGTCAACCAAATGCCATATCAGTTGGTCAATGCTGGTGACAAGATCACATTCACAAATAGTGGCACGCCAACACAATACACGGTTAGCACGGTGAACTCGTCAACCAAGACGATTACATTCACCACAACCATTTCTGGCGTGACTGCTGGCAATAGCTTGTATCGTTATCGTGCGACAGGGGCGGCATATGCTCCATTCAGCCGTGCTGAAATTGATGTGACTGGCGCGACAACGATTACGCCAACTGATTTTTCTGTGGCTAACGGTTTTGAAATGCTGTTTGCTAACGGAACTGCTTTTAGTGAAATTGATTACGATGTGTCTGGCACTGAAATCACGGGATTCCCATCTGCGTTGACGGGCAAATTCATCATCATTCAATTTGCTGAAAACAACTATGGCGTCCCATGTAGCAACATCACCAACACTGTTGCCTACTCAATCAATGGTGCATTGTCATATTCATTTGCAAACAACCCGCTTGCGTTCTCGCTCTATGCCAACGGAGCATTGCTTGCAAAAGGATCGTCATATGACTACACAGCCAATAGTGCTGGGTACACTTTGACGAATGCCATCAACAACAATTACACTTTGCTCAACAACCAAACATATGCCCGTGACGGTGCGGCATAAGGAAAAGCCATGACACAAGCATACAACCTTTCCCAACTCGCAAACAACCTTGATACATCTGGTCGCCTTGATGCATCCGATGGTCTGGTGAATGCTGTTCCAATTGCCAACGGCGGCACTGGCGCAACAACTGCGGCTGGTGCAGCATCTGCGCTTCAGGCCGAAATTGGCAAGCTGATGTACCCGGTTGGCTCTATCTACATCAACGCGACCAGTAGCACCAATCCGTCAACATTGCTTGGGTTTGGAACTTGGGTTGCGTTTGGCGCTGGTCGAGTGCCGGTCAGCTACAACGCTGGCGACCCTTCTTTCAATACCGCAGAAGGCACGGGCGGCTCCAAGGATGCAATTGTTGTCAGCCACAGCCACACGGCGGCGACTCTTGGCAACCAAACCGGCATCACTGCCACGACTCCAATTGGTTCTGGCAACGGTAGCGAAACTCGTCCTGCACAACGTACATTGGCGTCATTGTATGCTGCTACAGGTGGCATTGTTACGATTACCGACCCTGGTCACGACCACACAACCAATATCAGCACAACTGGTTCGTCTGGCACCAATGCCAACCTGCCGCCCTACATCGTTGTCTATATGTGGAAACGCACTGCTTGATGTAGAATAAAAACACAACATAAGACAGTTCGTGCCCCGCAGTGAGTGGGGAAACGTCACCACCTGAGAACAGGGAACTGTTATGGCGATTTTTAATAAAAACTCACTTGCACAAGTGAGTGGGTTTGACAACCCAATTCTTGCTGGCGAACTTGTCTGGGATCAGCAAACTTACTGGAATCTGACTTTTACGGATGCCGTTGGTTTGCCTGTCAACCTGACTGGCGCGACCATTGACGCACAGATTGTTCGTCGCAATGTCACCAACATTGTTGACACGCGCAATGGGCTGACGTTTGACATTGCCGACTACACGCCGACCCCATCTGCAATTCCCTTGACCGTGACCAACATTGTTGCGGCGGCTGGCACTTGCACTTTGGTGATTGATGCTGGAGCCTGGTCGCTCATGTCCACTGATCCCGGCCTTGAAATCAATGCCGCCAATTGCGTTGGTTATTCGGGGCGCGTCAAAGTGTCATTCCCCGCTGTTGGCTCTACCCCGGCAGATGACATGGTGATTTTCCTGCTGTTCCTTGTGCGTTCTGATGGGGTGGTGGTGCTATGAGTACGGTCAAAGTCACGGTTATTGACGGAAACAACGTCAACCTTCAGGTTGTGCCACAGCCTCGGATTGAGGCGCGTATTGATCGCGGTGTTGTTGGCGCGACAGGCGCTACTGGCCCAACTGGCCCCACAGGCACTACTGGGCTTACTGGCCCAACTGGCCCCACAGGTTCGCAAGGCATCAATGGTGTAACAGGCCCAACCGGCCCTACTGGTTCTGTCGGCCCAACTGGCCCCGCTAGCGGCCCGACCGGCCCGACAGGTTCTATTGGCCCGACTGGGCCTACAGGTGCGCCATCTACAATTGCTGGCCCAACAGGGCCAACTGGGGCCACGGGTGCTGCTTCAACTGTGGCTGGCCCGACTGGCCCTACAGGCTCGACTGGGGCTACGGGCGCTGTTGGCCCGACAGGCCCGACAGGCTCTACTGGCGCCACAGGAGCTATTGGGCCGACTGGCCCTACTGGGTCTACAGGCGCTACAGGTGCCGTTGGCCCAACTGGCCCGACAGGCAACACTGGTGCAACAGGCAATACCGGCCCGACCGGCCCTACTGGGTCTACAGGCGCTACAGGCGCTATTGGCCCGACCGGCCCGACAGGCAACACTGGTGCAACAGGCAATACCGGCCCGACTGGCCCTACCGGAGCCACTGGCGCGACCGGCTCTGGTGGCGCAATTGGTGATTTTGGCGCGTTTTACGACATCACTGACCAAACAGGCGCAGTGACTGAGCAAGTTGTTGCTATCGGAAGCACAACCAGTTCGCAAAACATCAGTTTGTCTGGTGTGGGGCGTATTGTTATTGCCAATCCTGGCACATACAAGCTGACCTATTCCCTGCAACTGCAAAACACAGACAACGCAATTCACTATGCGGATATTTGGCTGAAATACAACGGCGCAAATTACCCGGATAGCAACACACGTTTTTATGTTCCTGCTCGTAAGAATTCAACGGAATATGGTTTTGCTGTGGCAACTGTGGATTTCATTGGAACGTCCACAGCCGTCAATGATTATGTGGAATTGTTTTGGGCAACAGACAGCACACTTGTGACGATTGAAACGTTGCCTGCGGCTGGAACTGTGCCTCGCACGCCTGGTGTAATTGTTAACGTTTCGCAGGTGATGTACACCCAGCTTGGCCCTACTGGCCCGACTGGTGCGGCGTCTACTATTGCAGGCCCAACTGGGCCTACAGGTGCAACTGGGACTGCGGGAATTGCAGGCCCGACTGGCCCAACGGGAGCAACCGGCGTTAATGGTGCTGTCGGCCCAACTGGCCCGACAGGCTCGACTGGGGCTACTGGTGCCGCTGGCCCGACCGGCCCGACAGGTTCTACAGGCTCCACAGGCGCTGTTGGCCCCACCGGCCCGACAGGTTCAACTGGGGCTACTGGTGCCGTTGGCCCGACAGGCCCGACAGGCTCTACAGGCGCTACAGGGTTGACTGGGCCGACAGGGCCAACTGGTGCTGCTTCTACGGTGGCTGGCCCGACAGGCCCGACAGGCACTACTGGCCCCACTGGGCCTGCTGGTGGCGGTAGCACAACACTCACAATTGTCAGTGTTACTGCTCCCTACACAGTTACTGCGGCAGACAGTGGCAAAATTTTGAATGTTACCGCTGGCGTCACAATATCTTTGACGGCTGCGGCAACACTTGGCGCGGGTTTCAATTGTTGGATTTGGAACACTTCTGCCAATAACTTTGTCACGATTGACCCCAATGCGTCAGAAACGATTGACGGTGTTGCGACCTTGGACTTGAGACAAGGTGAAGGGACACAAATTGTTTGCCTTGGCACTGAGTGGCAAACGGGCGACAAAAAAACTATGCGGAGTTACTCCGAGAATTTAAACCCAACAGTCATAAGACCGCAAGCAAACGGCGCAAACAGCATTGCACTAGGGGCAAGCAGTTCTGGTGTTGAGTCTCTTTCATTTTCTGGTTCTCTTGCAGTTAATGGCAGCAGGGCAGGTGGGACAGATTCTTTCGCCGCAATAATTGGTAACGCAACATCAAGCTACGGAACAACCAATGTAAACGCAGTTGCGATTGGGCGAAATGCACTTGCAAGCGGAGCGTCAGCATTTGCTATCGGGCAAAGCACAAGTGCCAGCGGTGGTAATTCTCTTAGCTTGCAATCTGTGCAAACCACGGTGTCTGGTTTCGCCAGCGCTTCAATTAACTCATGGTATTCTTCAAACACAGCAAATTACGGTCTTTTGCTTCCATCCGATTCGGCAAGTGTCACACAACAGTATGGGATGGCACAAGGCTATTATGGATTTGCTGACTCAATTGGCAAGTTCGCGCGTGGTTTGCCCGTCACATGGGCAAAGTTGGGAGCGCATCAAACTGCATCTTTGGGTCTAGTTGCTGAAACCGGCAGTTCAACGCCGGTTGTTATGACATCCAATGGCGCAGCGCCATCGACAAACAATCAGTTGGTTATACCGAACTACAATGCAACCGCATTTAGTGGGATTATTGTTGCCCGCCAAATCTCTAGTGGAGTCAATTGCGCTGCATTTAAAATTGAAGGTCTTTTGCACCGGTTCTCAAACACTACGACCCTAGTGGCAAGCACAGTAACAGCAATCAGCAACACGCCGGGGTGGGCAGTTTCTTTGGCGGCAGATACAACAAACAGGGCACTGGCAGTTTCTGTTACTGGCGCTGCGGCAGCAACAGTTCGATGGATTGCAAACATTCAAACAGCAGAAGTTGGCTTTTAAGGAAACATTATGGCTATTGAACACGACGTTGAAAATTCCGCATACGGAATCGCATTTAACAATGCGTATTTCAGGATTGATGCTGCAATGGTTTTGCGTCAATCCATGCCAAGCAATTTCAAACATCTTGTGTCTATTGATCTTTGCTGTTTTGCAACAAAGCCGGTGGATCAAAACACAGTTCCTTTAAGCGTGCAAAAACTGCATGTGCCAATTGAAGAAATTGAAGCGCAAAGCGGCGGGAATTTTTTGGCAAAATGCTATGCCTGGGTCATGACTCAGCCTGACATGGCTGGCAGTTCTGCTGTTTAACACATTTAAAGACAAGACATGAAAATTGCAGTCTATGCAATCAGCAAAAATGAAGAACAGTTTGTGCAACGCTTTTGTGAGTCCGCAAAAGATGCCGATCTGATTTTGATTGCTGATACTGGCTCAACGGACAAGACAGCCCAACTTGCACATGAGGCTGGTGCATTTGTCTATGACATTTGCATCAAGCCTTGGCGGTTTGACAAAGCCCGTGATGCGGCTCTTGCGCTCATCCCAAGTGACTTTGATGTGTGCATCTCGCTTGATCTTGATGAAGTGCTCGAGCCTGGCTGGCGCGAGGAAATTGAGCGCGTTTGGAAAGATGACACGACCCGTCTGCGATACAAGTTTGACTGGGGTTGTGGCATCAGTTTCTACTACGAAAAAATCCATCACCGGCACGGCTATCACTGGCACCACCCGGTGCATGAGTACCCCCGCGCTGATGCAAGGATCACCGAGGTCTATGCTCACACGGACATGTTGCTGGTCAGCCATCATCCTGACCCAACAAAGAGCCGTGGGCAATACATGCCGCTGCTTGAGTTGGCGGTCAAGGAAGACCCGCATTGCCCTCGCAATGCCTTTTACCATGCGCGAGAGTTGACGTTTTACAGCCGCTGGCAAGAAGCCATTGAGGCGCTGACAAAGTACCTAGCAATGCCCGAGGCCACCTGGCAGAATGAACGATGCTATGCCATGCGCCTTTTGTCCAAGTGCCACGACGAACTTGGAAATGGCTGGGAGGCAATCAAATGGGCGCGGTTGGCCGTTGCAGAAGCACCAGGCACCCGTGAGCCTTGGGTTGAACTGTCCATGATTTGCTATCGTTTGAGCATGTGGGCAGAGGGTTATGCTGCGGCCAAAAGTGCACTTGCAATCAAAGACAAGGCGCTGGTTTACACAATGGATCCTTCTGTGTGGACTGAAAAGCCTTGGGATTTGGCAAGTATTTGCGCCTGGAATCTTGGACTCAAAGATGAGGCTACCCAGTTGTGCCGTGAGGCATTAAAATTTGCCCCAGACAATTCTCGTCTGATTGCCAACCTTGAGTTCATGAGCCATGGAACCGAATGAAATTGACCAATGTTTGATGCATCATCTTTTTGACTATATTGATGGGCATTTGTATTGGAAAATCAATCGCGGCGGTTTTAAGTGTAAGGGAGCAAAAGCCGGTCGTGTGTCGCCTTATGGTTACACAATCATAGAAATTAATGGCGTCCCTTATCAAGAACATCATCTTGTTTGGCTATTCCATTATGGCAAAATGCCTGCAATGTTGGATCACATTGATGGCAACAGGTCAAACAACAAAGTTGACAATTTGCGCGAATGCACAAGAGCGCAAAACATGCACAACAGAAAAATTTGCAAAAGGAACACTGTTGGCGTCAAAGGTGTTCGTTTCAGAAAAGACAACAAAAAATACGAGGCCAGGATAGCTGTAAACCAAAAACGGTTTGTCCTAGGAAGTTTTGATGATCTCGAACTTGCTGAACTTGTAATGCAAATGGCAAGAGAGAAATTTCACGGGGCTTTTTTCAATCATGGATAAAGAGCAGGACATTGATTTGGTCAAGTATGGCGTGCTGTGGGAGCGCGTTCAAAACATGGACAAAAAAATGGACAAGATGGAAGGCCAGATTCAGGAACTTCTTGAACTTGCCAACAAGTCCAAAGGTGGGTTTTGGATGGGGATGACAATTGCCTCTGGTGTTGGAGGCTTTGTCAGTTGGGTAATAAGCCACATGAAATCATGAAAGACTGGCTGCTTGGATTCATCTATGCGGCCATTGCTTTTTTGATCGTCCTGTTTGGTTGCAAGCAACTTGTTTTATGGTGGGCATATGGATGAACTCCAAGTAAAAATTGCTCTTATTAAGGCGCAAGCCGAAATTGAACTTGAGCAATTGCGGGCAACTGAAACCGCCAAAGAAGTTGCCGGTAAATCAATTGGCAAAAGCGGATTGCTTTACATCACAATCATTGTGGTGATTGGTGTTGCTGCCAGCATCATTCTTGACAAAGAAAAAATTGCCGCAGTGATTGGCATGTTGAGCGCGGCATTGATGGCTTTGATCCAAATGCTTAACGGTGTGGCAGGAACTGCGCCAAAGCAAGAAAAGCCGGAATTTGAAGTCATCCGTTCCTTGATTGACAAACTTGACCGTCTTGACCGCAAAGAGGCACCCATGCGCGTTGATGTTGAAGGCAACAAAGTTACCGTGAAAAAAGGTGACGATGTGATTACGACTGGAGGCAAAAATGTTTGAGCTACTTGGCGGCGGCGTCCTTGGCGGCTTGATTGGTGGCATCTTCCGGCTGGCCCCGGAGGTGTTGAAGTTCTTTGATAAGAAGAACGAGCGTCAGCATGAACTCGCCATGTTTGACAAGCAATGCGACCTTGAAAAGGTGCGCGGTCAACAGAAGCTGGCCGAGATTGGCGCTGCTCGAGATGCTGCACTTGATGTTGGCGTCATGGACGCATTCAACGCCGCCATAACGCAACAAACCGAAATGACCAAGGCCGCAGGTGGGTGGGCGGCAAAACTGTCTGCCAGCGTGCGTCCTGTGGTCACCTATTGGATTTTGGTGATCTGGTCGTTTGCAAACATTTGGTTTGCTTGGAATGCTTGGACAAATGGATTGCCGCCAACCGAGGTGTTCAAGATCATGATGTCGCCCGACTTTTCTGCGTTGCTGTCGGGCACCATTAACTATTGGTTCCTCGACCGCACTTTGAAGCAACGTGGGCTATGAACCTTACAATTGCCGCCGAACTGTGCAAACGGTTTGAGGGCTTTAGGTCAAAGCCCTATCTGTGCCCTGCTGGCATTGCGACAATTGGCTATGGGTCAACCTATTACGCTGATGGCCGCAAGGTGACGTTGCAAGACGCCTGGGTCAGTGAGCAGCAAGCGTCCGATTTATTGATGCACGAACTTAGCCACACTTATTTGCCAGGTGTGTTGAGGTTGTGCCCTGTGCTTGCAAATGATGAGCGTCGTTGCAATGCCATCGTTGATTTCGTTTACAACTTAGGTGTTGGGCGACTGCAAACCAGCACGTTGCGCCGAAAAATCAATGCTCAGGATTGGGATGGCGCAAAAGAAGAATTGATGAAGTGGACACGGGGAGGCGGCAAAGTCCTCCCCGGTCTGGTTAAGCGCCGACAGGCAGAAGTCAGCCTTCTTTGACAAACACGCCGGATGGCATCATTGTCCCTTTGCGGTCTTTGATTTCCTCATACGCCGCTTCAAGGCATTTGACCAAATCAATATCCTGCAAGGCGCAGTAGTTGATGAGGCAAACCATCACATCGCCAACCCCGTCAACAATGCCTGCGCGGTCATTCTTGGCGGTTGCATCTGCCAGTTCGCCCATCTCGCTGAACGCCTTGAGCAACTGGGCTGTTGGCGTGCTGTTGGGAATGATGCGCCGAGCCTCTGCCCAGCGAATCACTTGCATTTCAACATCTGCATAACTCATTTGACGGTGGACTCCACAGTCACGCCCTGGTTGAGCATTTCAATGAGTTTTTCTTGGCTGGCAACTTCAACGTTCATGTGCTTTTCAGCAATGTACGCGACAGCAATCGTGCGGTTGATTGCTTTGACCAAGTGCTTGTTGCCTTGGAATTCAATGAGATAGATGCGGCTTTGTGCCATAGTGGTTCCTTAAGAAATGCGGAGAATTTCAACAGCATTGCCGTTGATAGAAGTGGTGCTGGAACCGATCCCCCAAAGGTTGCAGGCCGTCCCAGAAATTGCGCCTCGATATTGCTTGGCTGTTTTGCCTTCAGGCGCGACAAACGTCAACACATCACCAACTTGCATTGTTTTAAGCTGCTCAATGTAGCCGGTGTCTTTGAAGTTGTTGAGTTTGCGTTTGGCTGGCTTAGGGCTTGCTGTTTCAAGCTCCCCCCATTTGTCACCATTGTGGTCAATGATGGCATATTGGCAACCCAGCACATCAAGCAATTTGATGGCATTTTGTAGTGTCTTGTCTTTGATGCTCATTTGATTTGCAACCTGTCTTTGCGAACAATTTTTGCACCGGCAATAGGCTGACCGGCAAGGATGGCGTTTTTGATCTTTGTCTTGGATGGCTCTGGCGGCTTGGGGTCGTTGCACAGTTCCGGTGGGAACTTTGCGCCTTCCTCAATTTCAACAGATTCATCCCGATCAACATACAGCTTGACCACAAAAGAACCGTCTGCGGCTTTGATTTCGTTAATACCAGCCGTTTTCATGTTCTCGGCAAGGTAAGACCTCAATCTCTCGGCTTTGCGCTCCTGCGTGGTTTGTAGAGCCTTGATGCGTTTGATAGCATTCTTGGCTTGGTCGGCATCAGATTCACAGTTGAGGACATAGGCCGCAACCTGCGCGGCCTTGTTGCCCAGCATGACCCGGAACTGTTCAAACTCGGGCAGAGCCTCACCAGTTTCCGGGTCAAACAATGAATCAAGCTGCTCGCGGAAATCGTTAGCAAGTTGATACAGGGAAGTCATCAGAAGTCATCCGATTGCATTTCGCCAACACCACCCATCGCGCTAGTGCCAGCGGCCATAGCATACTCAGGCGAGGTTTTGATTGCTTCCTTGAGTTTGTCATGGAAGTTCTCAAACACCGCCCAGTCTGGCTGGTCAAGGTCAAACACAACAACCTCGTGGTAAGGCGTGGGCTTAGCATTCTTGAGCGCAGCAGGCAGAGGGGTCAGGGACGCCACATTGGTGTACGTCTTGCCATTGTTCTCGCTGTGTGTGACGTTAACCATGCACCACACATTGAGCAACTTGGTGATGTCAAAGCCCTTCGCTTCTTCATCAGTAAACGCACGACCCCGCCACGATTCCAAATCCTTGCGGAGATTGGATTTTTCGTTGAGGGACAGCGTATAGGACTTGCTGATGGTCATGGGCTTGCCCTCAACTTCAAGGGGTGCGCCCTGCTCGTCCTCGCCAAACAACTCCCACCCAATGCGAATCTTGTGGAGTGTTTTGTCACCATGTTGACTGCGGACAAGTTGCGTCCCCAAGTCAATAAGGCTGTAGCAACGTCCCATATGGACGCCTTGCGGGACTTTTTTGTAGTCGCCGCCGCCAGAATCAGATGCAATGAATCCCATTTTCAATCTCCAAGAAAACAACCATTAAACAGGCTGGTTGAACGCCTTTTTCACTTCTGTAAGTTTGGTGTAGCACTCAAGCATGATTTGCTCAATTGCTTTGTCCTGCGTGTTGCAGATGATGGCCGCAAGTAGGCTTTCCAAGAACGGCACATTGTTGGCATGTTCCCGCACATATATGCGAACGTCACCAGCTTCAATCATTTGATGAACGCCGGAGTCGATTGAATCGGTTGTAGCGGTTTGACCCAGCTACCGGACGGAGGTGTCCAGCCAGTGTAGCGATGCCAGGTTGCCTGAACATCTGCGCCTGAGCGCCATTTGTAGTCGGGATGGCCGACTGGGATCAGCGGAAGAGTGGTTTTCATGTCATATCCTGTGTTGTGGAGGCTCTATCATACATGATATGATTTGGCTTTCAACACAGCAGAGCAAAAAAATGCAACAGAAAAAGACAGTAAAAACCCTAGTGTGGCGCGATGGGACGCCCAAAAGCCAGGGCAACGCTTTTGATTGGAAGAACTGGACGCCGCAGACTTTTGACCATCAATGGCTTAACAGCCTCAAGCACAGTCAGAACGCTGCCAAGGGTGCGGCCAAGGTCAACTTGACCATCGGGTCAAAAAAGTGATACAGTGATTTTGAACCCCGGCTAGGTCTGGCTGATCCCCAGGCCGAAAAGAGATTCCGCCCCTCCTGCCGTTGGTTTCTTCAGGGCGGCACAATTTGGGCGCGACATGAAGATCAAAAACTGGTCTAAATTTCAGCATTTCAAGGATCGCAGACCTCCTTGGATTAAGCTGTACAGAGAACTTCTGGATGACATGGAATGGCATCAACTTGATCCACTTGCCAGCAAAGTGCTGGTTATGTGCTGGTTGATCGCAAGTGAAGCTGATGGAGCCATTCCTGACATGAAAACCTTGGCTTTTCGGCTAAGGATGTCAGAAAAGCAAACTTCTGATTGCGTTTCCAAGCTGTCACATTGGCTGGAACATGATGATATCAACGTGATATCAGAGCGATATCAAAGTGATGCACCAGAGACAGAGAGAGAGACAGAGACAGAGACAGAGAAAAAGGCAACTGGCGTTGCCCGCCCCCCTGATGTTGACCAACAAATTTGGGAAGATTGGAAGCAACTCAGGAAAGCCAAAAAAGCACCCGTGACGCAGACCGTGGTCAACGCTGCGTTTCGGGAAGCCAAGAAGGCCGACATGTCCATCAACGAATTTCTTGCCATTTGGTGTTCGCGTGGATCGCAAGGACTCCAAGCCGATTGGATCAAGCCTGTTGAACGAGCAACCTTTGCTCAACGTGCTGCTGACATTGCCCGGTCAACTGTTCCTGGCCCCAAAGAACCTGACCCTGTTTTGGTTAAGATAGAAAACGACCGCAAGCTGGCGGCTCCCATGCCTGACCACATCCGTCAACAAATTCAATCCGTCCTGAAAAAAGTATGACCCGCACAGAAGTTATCCAAAAGTTGTTGATGCATGGCCCGCTGACCCGCAAGCAAATCCGCGAAGTCACTGGTTACACAGAGTTGCAAATCAAGTACGTGATGCGTTCTCTTGCCGCCGAAGAAAAAATTGTTAGTAAAGATCGTTTGTGGTATCGTTGCATAAATGGAAACATCATTGACGGACAGACAGGTTCTTGAGCGTGCCGAGGCTAGAGTTCTGTACAGGACATGGCTGTGGACAAAGCAAAAGGTGCTGACGCCTGAACGCATCGAGATGATTGAAAAAAGATATGGCCCTGGAAGTGTTGGACGCATCAGGGACTACATGAACAAGATACGAAACGGAGAGATGGATTGAAGTACAACAGCATGAAATTCACTCGTGGCCCTGCGCTGCTCAAGATTGAGCGCATCCTCGAGGTGCTGGGTGACGGGATGAACAAACACCAAGTTGCCGAGGCAATTGCTGTTGACCCGCACACTGCCAGTCGCTACCTGCAATACCTGTTGGACAACAACCGTGTCCACATCGCACGATATGACCGTGTGGGCGCGAATTGGTATCCAGTCAAGGTCTATGTAGCGGGGCAGGGTGAAAACGCCCCAAAACCCGCGCCAATGAGCAAAAACGAACGGTATGCCCGCGCATGGGAGCGCACCAAAGCCGATCCTGAAAAATACCTTGACTACCTGGCCGCAAAGCGCCGCAGGCAATTCAAGCCTCGGCCCGATATTGCTTCTGCTTGGATGATGTAATGCAAGGCGACCTCTGGCAACTTGAAACGGGCGAACAAGCCCTTGAAATTAACCGCACGGATGATGCGTTGCATCTGTCGGTCATTAACCCAACCTGGCCGTTTCCTGCGCCGCCAATCTGGGTCAAAAAAAGCAAATGTCGGCGTGTGCAAAACCGTTACAACCAAGAATACGTTGAGGATGGTTTGTTTTGAGACACGCCGCACGCACTGACGCCAATCAAAAGCAAATCGTTCAGGCGCTGCGAAACGCTGGGGCATTTGTGTGGGTAATTGGCCTTCCAGTGGATTTGCTGGTCGGCTACAAAAACAAGACCTTGCTTATGGAAGTCAAAACCACGCGCAAAAGCAAATTGACCGCATTGCAGGAGGATTTCTTTGCCAACTGGCCTGCTCCGTCACTTGTCCGGGTCAACAGCCCGGAAGATGCCCTGAAAGCCATTCATGAAAATTGACGTTCAACGTTCTGGTCAGCAAAACAAGATGTTCCACAGCATCTTGGGGCAAATCGCAAAGCAAGCAACCCATTTGGGAAGCCGCTGGACAACAGATGACTGGAAACGTCTGCACCTCTACAACTGGCGCAGGGAGCGCGGCGAGAAACCGAGCCAGGTCGTGCCCGCGCTGGATGGCGAAGGGATTGTTCAGTTGGGTTTGCAAAGCCACAAGCTGACCAAGGAAGAAGCTATCGAGTTCACCGAATACTTGATGGCCTGGTGTGCCCAAAACGGAGTGACCATTGAAATATCCGAAACACCAATACATCCGCAGCAAGGAATTGCTTACCAACGCCCGCCATATCCCATGCCAGCACTGCGGCGCAGATGATGGAACTGTGGTTGCGGCTCACAGCAACCAGTCCATTCATAACAAGGGGCGCGGCATAAAAGCCGATGACAACCGCATTGCATCGCTCTGTTACAAATGTCATTTTATAACCGACCAAGGCAAGGGGCTTTCTAAACAAGAGCGAATAAATCTATGGCAGAATGCTCATGAACGCACAGTTCAATGCCTGGTGGAGCAGGGACTGTGGCCGATCAACATTCCACTGCCGGATAAGACATGACAGAACCTCAAGAACCTAAAGAACCTCCCTGCCCTGACCAGCAATACACCGAATGGATTGAGGCGCGATTGTGGCAACATTTTTGCCCTGTTGAAAAAACCTACATTGATGTGCAGGGTGAGTGCAACTGGTGCGGCAAAAAGGGGGAAGAATGAACGACCTTGAGAAAGCAGCACGCATGGCGCTGAAGGGGCTGGAGCGCAGCGAAAGCGCGCTACATAAAGCAAGAGCCGCCCTGCGCCAAGCGCTGGAGCAGCCAGCACAGCAGGAGCCGGTGGACTGGGAAGCAGTCGCTGCCGACCAAGCCATGACCATCGCAATGATGAAGGCAGAGCGCAAGCCGTGGGTGGGGCTGACGGAGGAGGAGCGCGGCGAAATTGCCTGCAACTGCGGCTGCATGAGCGCCGACTGGCTGGACTTTGCCCGCGCCATCGAAGCCAAGCTGAAAGACAAAAATGGATATTGAAACTGAACTGACGCAAATGCTTTGGTATTAGCCAGACACAGGCAAACTGTTTTGGACTGATGCAGCCCACAAATCTGTGCGCGGCAAGCAAGCCGGAACACTGAATCGCGGCTACATTGTGGTTATGTACAAGGCGAAATTCTACAAAGCGCATCGCCTTGCATGGCTGCTGACGCATGGCACATGGCCTAAGCACTCCATTGACCACATCAACGGGGACAAGTCCGATAACAGGCTGGCAAACCTGCGCGATGTTGATGACACACGCAACCAGCAAAACAGATATAGCGCAAGGGTTGATAGCCAGTCTGGATTGATGGGTGCATCACCGTATCGCAATCGCTGGAAATCGCAAATCAGGATCAATGGTGAAGTTAAATATCTTGGTGTGTATGACACGCCAGAACTGGCTCATGCTGCATACATGAAGGCCAAGCAACAACACCACATTGGACGAGAGAAGAACGCATGAGATTTTGGTACTACGTGATGCGTGCTTCTTGGCGGCATGCGTGCGGGCGTTGGTATGTGTGGCGAGATGTCCCAACAGACATTGTTCGGAAGGTGGCCGTGCTTTGGCTTGTTGCTCGGCGTGGTGAGTATGCGGACGATGAGCGCAGCCTCATCCATGAGGCACGCCGAGAGTACGCGCTTAGAAAATTTAAGGAGAAGAATAAATGAACCAAGAAGACATCATCCGCATGGCACGAGAGGCCGGGTTTGACATGCACAACATGTACGCCACTTTCACTTGTAGCCTGATGGACATTGAACGGTTTTTCAAAGTCGCCTATGCCGCTGGCGCTGCTGCCGAGCGTGAAGCCTGCGCTCAAGTATGCGATGACCGAGACATGGGCGACTGTAACCGCGAAGATATGGAGGCGCGTGCTTGCGCTGCCGCCATTCGCGAAAGGGGGCAAGCATGACACGCCCAGAACTGACCTTTGAGGAATTTTGCCAACTGCCATTCTCTTGCAGGATAGGCTTTTCCGGCGACTGGGGAGCGCAGCGGGCCTACCGCAACGACGAGTGCGGCGTTCAGATTGAGGTGCTCACCAAACGCAAGCGACACGGCGACATCTACGGCGGCTGGAAGCCCGAGGAACGGTTCTATTTCCTCGACTGGGATGAGCGCCAATTCAACACGTTGGATCAGGTCTACGTGGCCTACATGGAGAAAGTCTGCGGGGTGGAAGCATGACCACCCCACTGATTCGATCAATCATGAAGGCGGTCATTGGTGTTGGCTTTGACCCGACTGAAGTGCAGTGGTTTGATGTGTCTGATGTTTTTCCCGGCAACCGGGCTGTCAGCCTCAAGTATCTGGAAACACACCGGCCACCTTTTGAGAAAAGCTTGGTTTTGTATGGCGGGCAAAGCAAGACGCATCCATACTACGAAATCATGATGCTGGTGGCTGGCTCTGATCCACAGGAAGGCATTGTGGTGGACATTACCAAAGGGATACCCGGCAGACAGGAAACGTTTCCACCTTTGGTTTACGTGATTGATGAAGGGCAAATTCGATTTGGCCCAGCAGATGAAAATCACGAGTTGCCACAAGATGTGGCCGAGCTAATGCTGTCGCTGGTCGCCATGTGGTTGTCCTCCATGGACAAAGGTTGTGCCGTTTACCGGCCTGTAGTCAAACAGACATTCACAAACCAGCGCAAAATCGCCCAAGGCAAACCGCCGACATACGATTGGACTACGGTCTACATCAAGGCCAAAGAGGCCCGCAATGAGCCGCAGGGCGGTACGCACGCATCGCCTAGGCTGCACGACCGCAGGGGCCATGTCCGGCGCTTGCGTTCTGGCAAGAATGTGTGGGTCAAACCGTGCAAAGTTGGCCGAGCAGAGCTTGGTTGCGTGTTTCACGACTACGAGGTGATGGCATGAGGATCAGCGCAAGCACCCTAGCAATAGAGTGGGCGCGTAAAGCAGACCGCAAGTACGGGCACTTGCTTAACAACAACGAAATGACCCGCAAGGAAATCATGGAAATGGCTTTTTTTGCTGGGTACAAAATGGCAGAGCAAGAATCAAGAAAGAAGTTGAATGAGTTTCGTAAAGCAGCAACTGGTACTGAACGACAAAAAAATTCAGGGGCATAAATTCAAAGAATGCTACAAGTGCAAGACAGAAAAGCCGCCAGAAGGGGGCATTCAAATGACACCTGTCAAATGGATGTGCGCGGGATGTTGGACATTCAGAGCAACGAGGACTAAATGACACAACAGGACAAACTCAAGAAGCTGTTGACTCGCAAGACGGGTTGCACCAGTGTGGATATTGTTCAAACTTTGCCTAGCGTCACCCCGCACAGACGCTTGGCCGACCTAAAAGAAAAAGGTTGGACAATCCTCAAGAAAAAAGACGGCAAACTCACACGTTACTTTGGGAAGGCACCATGATTGACATCAAGCCTCGCAACATTGCCCGCAACCCCATCGCACGGGCATATGCCAAAGAACGGCTCAAAAAGTTGATGCTTGATTGCCAAATCAAACTGTACCTAGCCGAAGATGGCGAGGATGTCAAAGGACTAATCGTGCCCCTGGCAGATGGCATCTTCAGCATGGCACGGGCATACGAGCTAATGAGCCAAACACAAAGCGTGGAGTACCGCAAGCTACGTTCGGCTATGAACGTTTTGACGCAATGCAGTGAGGCGCGATTTAAGTGGCGCAAAGATTACGCAGTCACTGTGGACAATGCTTTGCAAATCTGTGTGGAAAAATGGACAACCATTCCGGTGCAGACATTCCATCTCGCCATGAAAGAGGTCATGGGCTAGAATGCCCGCAAGGAGAACGCCATGCGATTCAACGTCAACGAGCAATCCAACGTCTTGAACGACTACATCATGTGCCTGCTGCATGGTGTCACCGCCGCCCATGTCCACCATTTGAACAGCGTGAGCTATGCTGAACACATTGCTTTGGGTGAGTTCTATGAAGGACTGGAAGATTTGACCGACACCCTGGCCGAAGCCTGCCTCCAGCGGAAAAGCCAAAATATTTCCAGTTTGAAGCCCTATTTTCCTGGGGAAAATGGTCTGGCGCTGGTCAACCAACTGTTTGATGAAACCAACCTCATGCGAAAGATGGATGGTTTCCCGCAGGAAACGGAAATCCAAAACATCGTGGATGAAATTGCTGATCTGTGCCGGTCAACGATTTACAAACTGACTCGATTCAAGTGAGCCATCATGCCGCTGACCAAACGCAAAGACGGATGGTATTGGGGAAGCAAAGGGCCGTTTGACAGCAAATCAAAAGCCCTTGCAGTAGCCCGCGCCGCCTACGCGCACGGCTACAAAGGTGAATCAACCCAAGTCAGCCAGGTTAGCAACGAGTCAGCCAATCCTGCCCAAAATATCCAGCGCAAAATTTATCCATTGCCAGATAATTTTGGATAATTTTGCCTTCCGGAAAAAATTGCCATGTTCAGCCCGGTTCGTCCGGGCTTTTTTTGTTTCAAATTTTTTTTTTTAAGAATGCGTAGTGGGGTAACCCATTTTTTCGACCCCTCGGGGGTGTCTGGGGTACCCCTAGGGGTATCGGCGCCAGCAAATGAGTACCGGCGCACTACGCGCCCGCGGTTTGTAAGTCGGAATCGCTACAAACCCGCCCGATGCGCCCGCGCCCGCCATGCCCGCGCCATGCCGCCAGCGGCCCCGCGCCCATAACCCGCCCGAGCCCGCCAGCGGCCCGGAAAACCCGCGCCAGCGGCCCCGATACCGGCCCCGCCCGCGCCCTTAGCGCATGGCCCGCGCCCCGTTATGCGGCCAAGCCCGCAAGGGGCCATGCCCGCGCCCCGCTAGGGGCCAAGCCCGCTGGGTGTCGCACTATGCGCCCGCCCGCCATGGGCCGCGCCCGCTAGGGGCCGCGCTATGCGCCCGCCCGCTAGGGGTTGCAAAGCCCCGCAAAGCCCCGCCAGCGGGCCGCAAAGCCCCGCGCCGATATGCGGGCGCAACTATCCCCGCCCGCGCCCATTGGATCAAGATACGGGCAGGGGATAATCTAGCGAAGTGAGCGCTCACTAACTTAGCAAGCCCAAAAAAACCCGGCGCATGGCCGGGCGGGTTTGGGTTTGCTAGCTAGATCAGCGGCCAGAAATCGGCGAGCGCAAACTGCACAATCGCGCCAGTATCGGCGCACTCAAACGGCGCAAGCCCGCCCGAATCGGCGGGGCCGCACTGCCAATAGAACCGGGGCGCGCTATCGGTCAAACACGCCCCAAACGGGCGGGAATCACTGCCCCGCACAATGTCAATATCGGAAAAAAAACCCATTGCAAGCCCCTATTAGTGCAAAGCATAAGACACGGGCGTGTTAGTCCAACATGCCCGACAATCCCCGCATGCCCCGCCATTGTCCGGCGCATTGCATGCCATGCCATGCACGCGCCCGCTAGGTGAATGCACATTCGACACGGTCACATTTTTAACGCCGGCCAAGCTAGCGGGCACCTTAACGGGCTTGTCGGGATACATGGCCGATAACCGCACAATCAAGTTATCGGGCAATGCGCCATGCTTGGCGACATATTCCCGCACAATGCCATATTCACGCGTCGGCAGCCAGTGCATGCAATGCGGCGTGGCGCGTGCGACATCGGCGATTAATTCAAGATGGGCAAGCCCTTGCAAGTCGCCGCTATCGTGATGACGGAAATATTCATCGGCCCCGATTAGCGACACCATAGCGCTAACCCAAATATGCGCCAATTCCGGGCTTTGCATAGCTTGCCAAACCGCATCTAAGCGGGCATGTTGCGCGGGTTTGATTGTGTTTTGATACATGGCATAGAAGCCCTTATCGGCATAGCACATGGCGCAAATTGAACCGGGTATTTGGGCCATGCGAAAACCCGTAATGCAAGATTCCGTGGGCAAGCTTGAGGATTTGCAGGGCATCTTGCTAGTCTGGGTGAGCGTGCCACAAACGGCGCGGGCATCAGCTTTCTTGATGGGGATGATTTTCATGGTGTTTTATCCTGTAGTGTGGTTTTGTTTACTTAATGTCGTATTCATCCGCAAGGGCTTGGCGCGTTTTTTCGCTAATCCATGCCCCGATTACTTGATGGGGCGCGAGTGTCGGCAACGACTCGCAAAAAATTGATTCACTGACAATTTCACATCCTTCAAAATGATCCGGCGAGCATTCACGCAAACCATCAATGACGCTAGCTTGGATGAAAAAATTTTTCATGGTGTCTTGTCCTTTGTGGGTTTGGGTTATTTGATCAATGCATCAAGGCCATGCAATGCCAGCATGGCAAGGGCAAGCCCGATACAAACGGCGGTTAGGATGTCAATCATTTTTTCGCGCATGGTGTATCCCTTAAATTGCCTGATAGCGGCCAGCATCGTAAGCGGCCAACACAGCCGGGCCGATGCCGTCAGCGAATACGGCAATTTCAGCGCGGCCTTGAATGTGTCGACTTGCATCCTTGAATACAACGACCATATCTTCAATGCCGAAATCATCGGTTGCCCGTGATTCAATGAAAATTTCCAGCACCTGTTCGCAGTCATAAGTGCGGCCTGTTTTGTAAGCAATGGGTGACATCTTGTACTTTCATTTGGTTGTTTGCGGGGTTCCCGAAGGAGTCATAAATTTACATCTTGTCAACAGGCAATCATCTTAGGATAAACCCTATGTTTCGGCACTAAAAACCCTAATGTATTTTTATACAGTAAAATTTTTTTATGCCTACACTACCCCGCGCACAGTGTTGCGAATACGGATGCAAAGCCCCTAGCATCAAGGGTTCGCGGTTTTGTGTTGACCATTCGCCCGCCAGCAAACCGCCAGCGGCCAAGCTGCAATCCGATCAAGCATATAAAACGGCGGCTTGGCATGGCGCCCGTATGCGCCAGCTATCCATGGCCCCGCTTTGCCAAGCCTGCACGCTGGCGGGCCGGGTAACGCAAGCGGCCCACGTTGACCACGTCATACCTTGGCGCCAGCTAGGCCCGTGGGCTTTCCATGCAAGCCCCTTGCAAAGCTTATGCGGGCCATGTCATAGCGTTAAAACGGGGCTTGAGGGGCGCGGCGTTTTCCGTCATTACACGGATAAAGGCCCGGTGGACTATTCCCTGGCGGCCTTGCCCGCCGATATGGCCCGCCCCTAGCGGCCCGCCCCGCCCCGATGGCCGATAACGGCCAAAACCCAGCACAAACCAAGCTCGCACGCTATACCCCATGGGGTACCTGGCGGGGTTCTGTAATGCGCCAGTATGCATAACGCATGGTCAATGGCGCGATTGTAGACCTGCGCGATGGTAATCGGGCGCGATTGCAACCCGTAGCGCGGGTAATCGGTGCGCGGGGCGCGAGTTTAGGAACTAAAAGTATGCATTTCTGGCCGGGAG